ATGCCTGATTTTTCTAGTGCTACCTACCGTTTGACGTCTAATCCTGCTACGGCAGGGTTTCATACGACCAGTGACCAGACTCAGCCTTTGCGAGTAGCTATCAATGGTTTTGGTCGTATTGGTCGCAATGTATTGCGTGCGTTATTAGAGCGCTTTGAGGTGCTAGGACGTGCTATTCATGTGGTCGCGATTAATGATTTGGCCCCTGCCGAAACCTTATTACATTTACTGAGGTTCGATAGCACACATGGGCGTTTGAGCCAGCTTGGCGTGACAGCGGATATCGTACAAGATGGCTTCACTGATCATCAGCAAAAGCCCTGTGCGACAGCAAAAAATGATATTCAGCTGTGCTTGACCAAAAATAATCTTACTTACTGCATTCGTTTATTATCAAGAGAAAACCCAGAGACACTGCCATGGAAAGAGTTGCAGGTCGATGTGGTGCTTGAGTGCACCGGACACTATCGCTCATATGAGCAGGCAAGCTTGCACATAGAGGCGGGCGCCAAACAAGTGATTATCGGTGCCGCACCCTTTGACCATGTCGATGCTTGTATCGTGATGGGCGTCAATAGCGATGCTTTGACGCGTGATCTGCCTATTATCTCTAGCGTCTCTTGTACCACTCAGGCGCTCGTACCGCTTATTGATACCCTTGATAAAGCATTTGGCGTTGAGTCGGCGATGATGACTGAGATTCATGCAGTGACGGCTGATCAAACTGTACTTGACCAAGCGCACCGTGACCTAAGGCGTGCGCGCGCCTCTGGTTATAATATCATTCCAACGACTTCAAGCAGTATCGCTGCTACGGAACGCGTGTTACCAAATATGGTGGGTAAGATAAATGGTCATTCAATAAGAGTGCCAACTATTGATGTTGCTGCGATTGATGTGACGTTTGTATTTGAGACGCCAAATGTCAGTATTGAAGCGATACGTGACGTTTTAAAATCAGCGAGTCAGGCACATTTAGCGACGATCATGGACTATACGGAGGAGCCACTGGTCTCAAGTGACTTTATCCATCAGACTGAATCATTGATTATCGATGGGCAGCAACTGATGCAAGTCGGCAATCAATACAAGGTTTTTGCTTGGTACGACAATGAATGGGGCTATGCCAATCGCATGCTTGATATGTGCTTGCATCTTGCTTCAAACAAGCTTTAGACTCATGATTATAAGCCGTTTAAAAAATAATTTAACTTTTTTGACATAACTGCTTGCATTCTCATTTCAGATCGCTATAATGATGCACAAATGGAGACGTGGCAGAGCGGTTGAATGCACCGGTCTTGAAAACCGACAAGGGTTAATAGCCCTTCGAGAGTTCGAATCTCTCCGTCTCCGCCAAATTCGAGGTAGTAGCAGAAATTGCTGAAAACCTTACTAAGCCTGCCTCGCGCAGGCTTTTTTAATGCCTGTAATTTGATGCTGGTTTGGTGTGCTGGGCTGCTCTGTGGGCTGGTTATTTATGCTAAGTCGTTATAAATGCTTTGTGAGGGCGCATAAATAAAGGCTTTCCAGCGCTGTTACACTGAAAAGCCTGGTTCTTTCGCCGTGGGCTGGAATGGGCTATATATGTAAGGCGTGATCTAGTATCTTGATGATGTGGCCAGAGTCTTGTGGAATAAATTTACCATAGTGTTTATGGATCATATCTGTATTGCTATGGCCAAGTTGTTTGGCTAACCATTCTGCAGTAATGACGCCCGTTGATAGTACCTGACTGGCATAAGTATGCCGGCCGTTATTAAGCGGTCGATAGTCTACATCGATGCGCTCTAAATAATCTGCCCACTGATGGCGCAGCTGCTCGTAACTATGATGTGTGCCGGTGTTTGTGTTGTGCCACAGAAACTGCAGCGAGTGTGGGCGTTCAGTGCGATGATCTCGCTCGGTTATCATTACTGTTTGCAGGGCAGTGTCTTTTATCAACTCAATCTGACTACGCAGTGCTTCGACAACGATGGGCAATAGCTCAACTTGGCGTTTGCGTCGACGGTTTTTTGTTACCCGGTAAACTCCTTTGACCACACCACGTCGAATGTAAGCGTGGCCATTATCTAAATCTAGGTCTGATACTGCTAATGCCAGCAGCTCATGTGATGATAAACCTGACCATATCATGACAGTCCATAGATTTTTACGCCCCTGGTCCGACTCATTTTTTATAATTAAACTTATTTCATCCCGGTTGAAAGGGTATATGTCGTCCGGGTCGTTGAAATTAAGTTTGATGTACTGTGAGGGATCATTCGCTGTGCTCTGGTGCCGTGACCAGTAGCTGTAGATTTTGCGCCATAAACCTAAGATTTCTTTGATCGTATTGGAGCTTAGCTGCTTGTGCTTGATTAAGTCTTTATATACCCAATTCTCAACGTCTTCGACTTTGATTTTCGCAATCTGTTTATGAGACCAATGCTCACTGATATGGTTGTTAACTTTGCTCAGATAGGTTGTCCATGACGTATCAGAAACCAATGATTCTTCCGTTGTTTTCCATTGATTAAGATAATGGCCAAAATATGATGCCTTGCGCTTGGGCGAATGAGGGAATGTTTGGTCACGATCAAACGTGCCCATTTCTATCTGAGTGTCTATTGATTGAGCGATGGCATTGGCTTTTTTAAGATTGACATCTGTGGGCGGTGTGTCGTATAGGGTCTCGCGGTCGCGCTTACCGGTCGCGTCTCGCCACCAAATGCGGATACTGGTTTTTAACGGTTCTATGCCTGCAGACATTATGTATCCTTTGATTTCAGGTCAAAAGTAGGGTTATAACGTGGATGGGCTCTTTATGTGAGCGGTAAATGCGCGGTAAAACTACGGTAGTAAAAAAGAGGTAATAAAGGTAATACCTCTATTATCTCTTTTTATGTTACTGATTTAATTTAGATTAAGGCTTACCTTTAACTGGTAACTTCAAGGTGTTTTTTAGGTTAGCGCCTCCTTTCTAAAACGTTTTGGCAGTCTATGCAGCGTTTGATGCCACCAATTTGTTGCCGTTGATAGGGTATGTCTTCGCCGCAATCTAGACATTCAGGATAAGATGGTTCACTGAACTTGGGCGCGTTGGCGATAATTCTATCCATTGCCTCTTGAGCTACATCATTAGCTCTGTCGATATCGTCTGCCATTTATTTATTCTCCAATCTTAATTTCAGTAAGTGATTCAAATTTACGCTCTTGATAAATTTCGACCTCGCAGCGCATTTCAATTTTGTCTTTATTAATGCTGTAATGCTTGCCTTGATAAAGCGCGCGCTGCTTGTGGGTTGGATGCATTGAGCAGTCAATCATTTGACCGCTCACTGTGTCGAAAGTCAGCCAATGCAGCGGACTTTCACGGTTGTAAGGGAATAGGGCACGTATTAGGTTCATTCTCTAAGCCTCCGACCCATTTTCAAAGACCCAGCACTTGACTGTCTTATTACCAAAGACCGCGCTCGAGACAGCAACGTTTGAATCTATAAACTTGTTTTTTTGACTAGACTTAAGCAGACGTTTCATTTCTGTTTGGTCTGGTAGACGCTGACCTTCTTGCTGCGCGATTTTGTAGAATCTCGGTAGGTTAATCGCAATGCGTTTTTTGTCCGTATAGTGGTTCATCTCGCACTGTGCCAACGTGTTGAGATACTCGTAAATCTCCCAGAACTGCTCTACCAATGGATGATCGCTTGATAGTCTGGCCACACGCTGATGTGACATCTCTATTAGCTTGGACTTGGCGTCTTTGGCTTGAGTCTCTGTCATGACGTCTTCTAAGACGTGCATCTGTAAGCAGTCGACCATCGCGGCTATCTGTGCATGATTGAGCGCTATACGAGTGTGAGTAACGCCGGCTGCGTGATAAAAAACTTCGTACTCTCTGACCTTTCGCTTATACGTCTCAAGGATAGCTTCTTCATTACGAATGGCTTTTACCATGAACTGACTGGTAACCTCTAACGGGATGCGGTCTAGCTCATCGACTAAGTATTTGGTCTGTAGTGTCTGGCCTTCACGGGTTAAACGGATATGCAGCAAGCGCGTGAGCATGGCTTCAGATGCTTGAATAGGTTCGTTTTGACTAATCATGATCGCAGCACGAAACGGCGGTGAGTAAGTGTCGTTGCCGTTATTCTTGACGCCACGACTACGGATTGACCGACCATTGAAAGCATCCTTTAACTGGTCCCACTCAAATTTTGAATAAGATTGTTTGCCATCTTGGTCGTTACGATCGCCTTCAATTAACGCGATGGGCATATTAGATACTTGGGCAAATTCACGATAGATAGCGACTGAGGTAGCTTTTGATGGATCAAAGCCTTCGTAGTCTTCGCGGCCTGATAAGCGCCATAAAAACTCTAAAAGACGCGATTTACCTGCACCGGCTTGACCGACTAACTCAAAAAACGGATAGCTACGATCAGTCGCGCGGATCTGCTCAGCAAAGTAAGTGCCAAGCCACCACGCCATAACAACGGTGCCATAAGCACCGCGAACTTGGTTGAACTTGGACCACCAGTCAAAATTGGGTTTGTCCTTGGTGTTGAGCTGCATGATGGGTGAGTTTGCCAACGACTTAACTTCTAGTCGACCGAGTTTGAAATAGTCTTGCTCATTGATAGCAACAGCTTTGCCTTTATGCACAGCGGTGTCGTTAAAGATATATGCGCCAAACTCTTTGCTATAGCCGATGAAGTCAGTGGTTTTTACTTCTTTGAGCGCTTCGGTCTGGTGACGCATGATGATATCGAGCTGACCGGCGGCACCCGTCCAGAACACACCGGCATAAACAGAAAGTAAGCGGGGTTTGAATTTGGACGGACTCGATAACTGGTCACCTGTGATGGTGGTAGTGACACTGCCTTTTGCCGTGCCTACACGCATGAAGTACCAGGACTCATCGGTAATCTCGTTACGCTGAAAATAAAGTGCTTCAAGCTTGGCGTTACATAGTTCGGTGACAGTACTGCAGCTCTTCACAAACTCTGGCATCTGCTCATCAACGTCGGTCAAATCGCTGACTGATTCGAGGTAGGCGCCCACTTGATGCTTCTCTACTCCGATGCAGGTAGAAAGGGCTTTTGTATCGAGCTCAAACCACCATGTGCGGTAGTTATACTCAAAGTAAAAGCTGGTGCGCTTGGTGTGCATATACATAATAACGGCGGATTGCATGGCAGAGCTTGCTGTCAGTAGGTTACCGTAATAGCGATAGTTCTCAATATGTTCAGACGATAGACGATCCATCTCATGCAAGTCATTCCAATCAAGCTGACGATGCTTCTCGTACGGTGGTTGAGCAGCGCTGCACTCAAAGCCCATGTCTTCAGCTGCTTTTACATTGCGTCGGATGCCGTCTTGACCAGCTTTGTCATTGTCAAACGCCCACACTAGCTTGGGCAGAATATGCTTGGCTTTGTCATACTGGCTTTTGAGCTCGTAGAGACTGTGCTCGGGGAAGTTTGAGCAGCTGATAGAGCTGACTGCATCAAGACCGTTTTGACGTAGCGCCATGGCATCAAATATACCTTCGGTTATCCAAATCTCGGTAGGCATCTGGGTATTGGCAGGATGCCACCACCAGTAGCCCTTTACACTGTAGCCATACTTGATGTTTGCCTTACGTGGGAATCTATCAGCTTGGTCAATGATGCGCTCCCACCAACCGCTGTTCGGTAAGCTGAAGCGAACGGTCGCTGATGAGATGTTTAAATCACGATTAACATACATCTCTTGACTATAGCTGCCTTTAACCGACTGGATGCTAAGACCACGGCCCTCATTTAGATAAGCATCTGCTGCCGCATTGGGACTGACATCGGTCTGCTTATAAGTCGCTGACCAGTCGGTGAACAGGTCAGAGAATAGATCTCTTACGTGGACTTCCATACCGCACTTATTGAGGCGTCCGCATTTGACGACGCGCGGGGTAGTTGAGTGAGTGAATAAAGATTTTTTACTGCAATCTGGGCAGCGACCCTCTCTGAGCCATTGGCCGCTTACCTTGAATCCATAGTCCGAAATCAAGCGGTCTACGACTTTGTCATTAATTCGTGTCATGGTGTTACCTAAGTTTTGAGTGGTGTGTTATGCGTCGTGGTTATTCTCTTGGATGACTAGCTCTAGCTGTTCAATCCAAAAGTCGCTACCCATTATCGATTTGTAGGTTTTGGCTGTATTGCGCATATAGCGCTCTGAGAAATGACATAATGCGACAAGGTTTGCATCGTGCTTTTGGTCGCGATCCTCCTTGGCTAAGTGTTCGATTAGCCACTGCTTACGCTCTAAATAATCGCTTTTATGAGCATGAAAAGCAGCACAAAACACTTCGCTTAAGGAGTCTCTTATGTCATCAGTAAGTCTGAATGGGTTATGCGCCGTACTTAGAATAGCTACATCGCTAACAGGAGCTTGGGTTGTCGGACTATGTGGCATCGTGATTATCCTTATCTGGTCAGTGCAGCCGCAATTTCAGGTTTGGGCTGCAGACTGGGTTGTAGTTGTTGTGATATCTCTATACTCACCTTGGCTGAAAATAAACATTCTGGATTGTGGCAAGCGGCAGTCAGCTGCTTGGTTAAAGCACTAAATATAACGTGCCCATGTGTACGCATGCGTGAATCGCAGTGAGGGCAGCGTATATATGCCGAGGTTGAACTTGCCATAAGTGCTCCAGATAGATTATTGAGTAGTTTGGTTAGTCATCGTGGCGACTCCATTCAGGTGGTTTTAATAGCGATGTTGCTAAATATTATTGATAGTCATTTTTTGAGTCCTTGCTGTATAAAGTCACTTATTCGGTGGTGAATGTCCCAAGATTTGTCCGTATCTGCCATAACCATAATCGCCTGTGCAGATGCAAGGCTCAGTGCAAAATCACTTTTGCTCGGATTAAATGCCCAATCCTGTCCTTTTCTTAATTGTGACTTTTTATGTAAGGTACTAATCGCTGACTCTGGTAATGTGCTAACAACAGCTAAGTCCTTGGTATAAATAACTATGCGACGACGATTAGCTATCATGTAGCGTTTGATCGGTAACTTATCCATGTCACTATTTTTGTTACCAGTGGTTGTGCTATACTTATTCATACTGATTAACTCCCTGAGTTAATTGGTTAGGTTGATAAACATTTACTAGGTTTGTCACAGCAGTGTTAAAGGCAGATGCTTCTTTGCGGGGGTTATCTGCCTTTTTTATGTCTGCTACTTTTATCAGCTGTTGCTGACTGCGAACATAGTTATTAATTTGCTGAGTGATGCTTAGATTATGTTTCAAGTTGGTTCTCCTGATCGGTTGGCATGACGAATACCCAGCATTTCTTGGTATTGCCAGTAATGGTGCTATTGATAGCGTGATTGCTGTCTTTGAACTGCGGTATTAGGCTGTGCTTGAGTGCTGATAACATGGATCTGCGCTGGGGCAGCTGCTCACCTGCTCGGGTGTACAGCTCTGGCAAGCTAATAGCCAATACTTCTGGGTCACGACTGTGGTTGATCTGTTGCAAATCTAGCTGACTGACGGTGTCCCAAAATTGGTCTAACGCGGTCTGCACTTGGGGCAGTATATTAGGCAGCGTGGGCTGCTCAGGTGTGCCATCAATACTGCTATGGGTGGCATGATATAAACTACTGATAACACTTTTTTGGTCATGACCTGTTAGCTGTACCATCTCTGGGATGGTCAGTGCCTGTAGGTAGCGTGTCCAGTCGGCATTGGACACAGACATCGGGGTAGGCGCGGCGCTATAACTGCCTGTCTTACGGATAGCGGGTAGTACTTCTGATGTAACCCACTTGCGGAAGCTATGTTCACATGTGCCTTTCTTCATCGCTTTACGTGTGCGTAGGGCGATAGCGTACATTCCGCTTTCATTAATTATGTTTATTTCGCCCCCGCCACCGTTCAATTTAGACCGCCCTATGTTAAACATAGACCGCTCGTCATCATCTAATGACTGAATTGCCTGAGTAGTATTCTTGATATTTAAAACATCACAAATATCTTTAGCGACGAACCAAGGCTCATCATTAATAGTGACTACGCGAACAGGCTGGTCGTGAAAGTTAAATGTAGCCATCTCTTTATTTTGTTGATTACTCATCGTAGTGGTTCCTTTTATCGTGGTGGCTGAAAATGTGGGGGATATGTCTCCCCTAAGAGAGTTGTTTAATCGATCGGTGGTAGTAGTAGACCGACACGCTGATAGAAGGTCTGAGTGTGCTCACCGCTATGACGGTCTTTGAATAGCGGTACTAGTACACGCTGCTGGTCACCGTTCTCATCGTAGTAGGTCTTTTCTGCGAAGTGGCTGACATCGATATCATGATAGTAAGCGGGCAGCTCTACACCGTATCTACTACCCACTGCTGATGAGGTGCATTTGTTTCTTTGCTCTTCTGAGATGCTAGGCACGTAGATACAGCGTGTTGTGGTTTCATCATTGCTGTTGGTTACACTTCGTCTAATAATGCAAGCCTCTATCATTTGCACCTCTGGTGCTGACTCGCTAAGCGTCTGCTCAAAGTCGCTACATGCCTCATCAAAGTCGATGTGTGATTCATCATGGCTCGCCAAGTCGTCATATACTGCACTGATCGTCTGCTCTATATCGGAAAACGCCAGCTGTAAGTCTTTACGATTGATACTAATAGTTTCGCCTTGTACCGCTTGGGTGAGATGCGCCATCATCGCCGTACGGGTTTGGAGCTTGTCTAGTGTGGCTAGGATTGGATTGAGTTGTGGCATCTTGGTGTTTCCTTTCAGGTTGGGGTTGAGTCAATCACGGTATATTTACCGCTCGGAAAGCGTAGTTTTACCGTTGGTACGGTGACATCCTTTTGTTTAAAATTAGGCTGATCGTGGTGGATAATGATCTGCTCTGAGCGCTCTAACAAAAACTGTCTGATGGCGGTTGCCTCCTGACTGATCCCTGCTAGGCGCATGGCGAACTCGAATCGCTCATGCTCTGGGTCATTCATATAGCTATATAGACGACGATCACGGACGTTGTCCCAGTTCTTATGCGTCATCGCCAGTCTCCTGACCTATACTGTCTGACGGCTGTAGCAGGGCGGCAAACTTAGCCATAAAGTCCTCATCGTGCTGCTGGTAGAAAGCGATGATTTCGGCGATCAACTCCTGCTGCTGCTTACCTGTGTCCATCGCCTTGTACTGGATGTATTTGCGCTGTGATTCAGGCAAGCGCGTGGCAAACATTACTTGTGACATCGTGGATACTCCATAATTACGTTTTGTGATAAAGTGCTAACTGTCTTACGAGCTAACAATTGCATTATTACATATGATAATTCGTATGTAAATAGGGGATGTATGGAAAATCATATTAAATCTACGGAAGTATCTTCTTCATCTGAAAATATCGCTGAACGTTTAGTAAATGAACGTAAACGTTTAGGCTTAAAACAGAAGGAAGTGCAAGACGCCTTAGGCGTTGCTTACTCTACGATGTCTAGGTTTGAGAATGGGCATAGGCTGCCTGATTTGAGTCTGGTTCACACGCTTAGTGGGTTAGGATATGATATTTCGTACGTGATAACTGGCAAACGTCTGGATGAGTCTGCTAGTGATCTGACTGAGGAAGAAATGCAGTGGTTAGAGCTATATCGAAATAGCCAGCGGCGTGCTGAACTGGTGAGGCTGATAAAGGCTTACGAGTCTATGGAGTAGATGATGATAGATAGTGATCGATTGATAAGGAAAATGAGGAGTGGTGTAATAGATTCGCTAGAGGATGCGTGGTACGGTATGGCTTACGCTGTAGAATCATCATTGATAGCTGGTGGTGCAAAGAAAGGCGAATATACGGTGATGGATCTATACTCTCTAGCACAACCGTTTGTACTAGAGATGTGGAAAGATAAAAGTAGAAATATGGATTATGATTCGGCATTTGAAGAAGTTAGCAAATCATCCTCACTTAATCCTTAATCAGCCTTATAACGTTATTAATATTTCTGATGCGTTGCTTGTTACCTGTGAAATATCCTTAAAAATAACTTCTAACTGCTCCAGTGATAGCGGCTCTGCATGAGGCGCAAGCTCACATAACTGACCAAGTATGTGAGCGTAAGCAGCTACTCTCGCTAGATCGTCGGCTATGGTTGCGGTGTTGATGCTGGTACTGTTTACTGTTTTATTATTAATCATACTGATTGTCTTCTTAGACTGGTTAGTTTGACTAACTTTTGTTCTGTTAATTGATATTAGTTCAAGGTAGACTAATGTTTTTTATTGGAGGATAGAGCGATGTTAAAACGAGCTGCAGTGTTGATGTGCATGTTCGCTATTACGGGATGTAGTGAACCTGAGCCACAGGTAATAGATCTAGATAAAGCAGCTGCTGATGCGGGTCTAGCTCCTGAAGATTATAAAGTGCATGAAAATGGAACTATCCAGATTTATTCTAAAGTTGGTACTGAGCAGGAGAATGTCTCATGGTATCAAGACGATCTAAGCGAACCAGTAGAAACTGTTGGTATGTCGAATGCTGATGCTATTTTGGCTAGTGCTGGACTAGAGCCTGATGAAGTAGAGAACTTGGCTGACACTGAAGGCCAACCAAAAAAGCTTTATGTTATTAATGATGAAACACCTTTGTCTGCTTTGTTTTCTCATAGTCCTAACAGTATAGAGTTAAATTGGTATCAATTTTCAGACAAGCCTGAAACGACTGAAAACAGCCAGCAGAGTTTGAAAGATACTTATAAGCTCGCTAGAGCTATGGCAGGTCGTGAAGGAGCTGAGGCGATAATGTACTTATCTAATGGCGGTAAGTATCGTAGTAAGCTAATTGGTGGCTATCCTGCTACAGGGCAGTGTAATGATGGTGTTTGTTTTGTTCATATAGATTTGAGTAGTTAATATTAATAAAAATAAGGTTGAATATATTGATTGATATATCTCTTATAAATACATTGATAGAAGATTTGGGCTTCTATACGATAATGACACCTCTACTTGTAATTACAGCAATCTTTACTTTACCAAAATTTGTAGATTCAACCACATACTTCAAATCTCGAAAAATAAAATATATGAATGAAGCCCTTGAGTCCAACTGGGTTGACAGCGATTCCAAAAGAATTTTTAGTGAAAGTATTTCTAGAATGTATTTGTATAGTAGTCTAGGTATAAAAGCTAACAAAAAAGAAGTAGAGGAGATATTAAGAATTTACGACATGTTGAATAAAAAATTTAATGCTGTTGAAATATACTATGCACTTAAAATTATATCTGAGAATTTTTTTACTTTGTCTCTAGAAAAAGCGAAAGAGGAATATGAGAATACTGTAATACAATCTATAACAAATAAGATGCTCGTTTTTTTAACTGCGTTTTCTATAGTCCTTTGCTATACGTATTTTATATATCATCTAATTTATGCAATAAGCAACGATATTTTCTTTACTAAAGATTATCTCCTTAACGATTTCTCATCTATCATGGGTGTAGTAATAAGTACGATAGGTTTTTTTATTTCTTACTTTTCAGTCAAAAAGCTTAAAAATGCTAGAAAAATTATGGCATGTCATATTGGTAGTTTAGAATGAGTCATAACAGTGTCCCTTCGGACACTACGTTCCCTTGCTACGATTGTTTGATCGAGTGATACTAGACCCATCAAACAACGGCAGCCCCTGAAATGGCAGCCACTCAAGGAGAACACCACGATGACAAATCTAACAATAGCAAAAGCCCAAAACGAAGAACTAGTAGCAGACGGCGGTTATGACAATATTATTGACGTTGTTAAGGATGCTAAAAGCAAGCGTTTTTGGGAATTAGAAATGCTTACCGATTGCGAATTCGACTGGAGAGCTGCAGCTCAAGAAGAACTTAATAAACGCGCCGCTGCTATTATTTTTAGTCAGCTAGATACCGACGATCTAATGAGTATTGCCATCGGCGAGATTGATATCAATGAGCTTTATCGTAAGTCTTAGAAATTACAAGCCAAAAAAAGCCCCGCTAAATAGCGGGGCTTTTTTTGGCTTGTAATAGAAAGTTTTCATTAATTCTTTAGAAGAAATATTAGTGATCTATATGTGTATCAATACTAGTAAATTGAATGAAGAAGGCCTAATATCATTAATAAGTTGTTGTGATGACTAATTCTTTAAATTTTGGAGTGATTAATAATGTTAGAAAACATGGCTATTTATTTGATGTTTGGTATGAGAGCGTTAATCTTCTTACTGATATCGCTATTGGTGGGAACTGTTCTCTTTATAAATGTCATACCTGACTCGTATAGTTTGTTTAGTGGAATGGTTGATTTACAGCCTGCAAAGAGAATACTTTTCACGGGATTCTTAGTAGTAATATTAATAAATTTTATTAAAATTTGGTACGCTGATTATCAGAGACAGTATGTACCTCATTGGTTAAGATGAAAAAGCCCTGCTAGATAGCAGGGCTTTTCTTATGGTCTTGTCAACATACTATTTACATCTATTTGCAAGCCATTCAATATGTTCATATAAGTTTGGGTTGTTTTCTGCATTTCTAATCTTATTAATAGTTGGCTTTGTCTGCTGCCAAACTCTTAAAAATCTTGATTCGTAAAGAGACTTGAAGAGCTCCTCATCAATAATTCCCTGTCTAATACTCAATGCTAAAAACTCGTATATATTTAAACAATGAATGAAAGAGTTTTTTAAATCTACTATCTCTTGATAGTTGCTGTCAACTCCTTCTATTGGTTTCTCAAAGATTATGTTTTCTAAATCATTTACATACATAATAGCTTTTTTACTTTGTGAGAAATCCAAATCTTTTTCTAGGGAAAATAATATATCCATAGAAGACTTGCGCTTAGTTTCGATGCTACTCACTAATAACGAGAAAGAGGTCAGAAGTAGACCTATAAAGGCAACTGAAGAAGATAGAAGTAATACAAAATTGAAAGAATCTAATGAATTTGTGATTTCTAGGAAGACGATATAGTACGAGCATATTATTGTTAAAAGTATAGGTAGGCTAATCAGAGCGTAAGCTAAATATCCGTTTCTATTGACTACAAGATTTTCGTAATTAAAAGGATTGCTAAGAAATTTTTTTACCCATGATTTCTTATGCGTCATAAAATTTATCTCATTTAAATTAAGATGCTTGGGGCTGAAATACACACCACGATATGTGTCCGCCTTATTCGTGCAAAGCCTTATATCGGCGCTCCCAAGCAAGTGTTATTATAACTTATCTAGCAAAAAAATGTTTAATTCATGGAGATAAAATATGGACCCATTTGCATTTGCAACAATCGTAGGACTACTTGCTACTTTTCAGTCTGGTAGAGATGGTAGAGAGGGGAAGAAAGACTTGGAAAGTTTTAAGCAGTGGTTGATTGAAAACAATCATAGCAACATGATCACTATTATTGACAGTAATGAAAGCTTGCAACAAGACCTTACTTCTTTTATGAACCAAAACCATGAGCAGGTGATGACTCAATTATCTACGCTAAATAATCTCATGGTCTCCTTGGCAAGTCACATGGAGGGTTTGGGTAGCATTGCTTCACGCCTTACCCCTAATAGTGGGTTATCCGAACAAGCTGTCGATGTATTAAGACAGTTCGTCATGTCAGGTTGCACAAAGATGCATCGTTTCATTTCAAGGACGTTAGGTGTAGGTTCTACAGATGATTATCTATTAGAGTGTGAGGAAGTACCTGATAGTATTGAGTATAGCGAACCAAGATTCATCGAAGATGATATAAATAGCTTAGTGAATATAGGTCTTATCACTTTGTCTAAAACTTCAAAAGATAGCATTACCTACACAATAACTCGTCAAGCAATTCGATTCATAGATGCGATTGATAACAATCAATGAGTTTACTTAGTCGAAGCCAATAAATCTAGCTGAGTTGTCAACCCACCAGATTTACTATAGTTATGCGTCGCCTTGTCTACCGTCCATTTTAGCGCGTCTATTTCTGCTTTAAATCCTTGTAATGTAATAGGGCTTTCAGTAGTCACGGCAGGGTAGGCGTAGGCTGTGCTAATACTAAACTTGGCTTGTTCATCCTCAATGCGTTTCATCTCCGCCGTCGCTGCAGCAGCTGCGGCTTGTTTACTTTTATACGCGCCTTTTAGTCTTTTCGTCTTAGTATTAGGGTCATCGCCACCGCCGCGTTTTTCCACGTTACCTGCAGTTGCTGTCTTTTTGGTGGCTTTTCCTTTGTCCTGGTAACCCGCGGATACACCTGTGTAGTCGGATTGTCTGTCCTCAACACTGTAACGATATCTGTCACCCGTCTGACGTGTGATAACCGTAATATTCAATGCGTGTCCACTGCTACTGACATTGCTATTTGCGGTAAATACGAGTAGCTTGCCGTGCTTGATATTGACCACTGCGCCGTATTGATGACAAAGTCGTGTCAATAGATGAATGTCTGACTCATCGGTCTGGTCAACATGACCGACATCAATACTAACAAGCTCCGGCTTAATCGATAACGTTAGCTGTTGGCGCTTGGCGACTGCTTCAGCAATTTCTCCCAGTGTTTTATTGTGATACGACTGACTACGACCAGACTTCAATGATGACTTAAAGTCAGCGGATTTAGCAGTAATACTTATGGTGTCGGGTGACCCTGACCACTCGCAGCTATCGACAATATAGGTGCCCATGTCGTGTACGCCTGCATCCTCAAACCCCATCCAACACTGCAGCTTGACGCCGCGCTTGGGTAGTGCCAATGCGCCATCATGATCATCTAATGTGATCGCCAGCTCATCAGCATCAAGGTTCTTATTATCAGTGACAGATAAAGTCATGAGCCGTGCCATGACCTGATCATTGAGCGGTCTGTCATCAGCTGTTAACTTCAGTATTGGTGTCCGTAACACGCTATGCTCCCTGCGCTGGTGTGTTTGGTTCAACGACTTTGTCTGCTTGAATACGGTCATCGTCCACACGCATGAGCTTCATCGTACCGTCAATCTTGCGAGCTATGCCGATATTGGTAATGTGTGAGCGCGTCTCATCAATCGCGGTAATGGCAAACACGCCATAGATGTAACCACTACCATCTATCAGCACATAGCCACTACCGCTGTCTGCCATCTCTGATAAATCATCAATGGATTGACGATTGCCAAAACCGTGTGACTGATAAATCAAAAATGGGATAGTAACGGTCTCCTCACCTGCACCTGTAAACTGATGCTGATCACGACCTTGGGCAATGGAGTTGCTAGCATGAGACCAAGACCGGCTACGCTGTAACTCACTAAAGGTCATGGTATCAACATCGAAGACAAACTGTCCTAAAGATAGAAGCATTACCATTGCTCCGCTAGATCATAAAGTGCTGTGTTATTGGTTGATTGACTACGCTGCTGTTTGGCCAGCGTCGTAGCTACTAAGTCGGCGATCTGCTGCTCAGACTGACCGGGTTGCGCGTAAATATTAAATGTGTTGATTATTGGCGCTTGATTTTGACTACCATTAGCGCCACCCATCATTGCTGAAGCACTGATCGGCTTACGATTGTCAAAGCGAATCTCACTGGTGTCCATCGCATCGCGTAAGTTGTTACTGGTCGTAAGCATTGATGCCACAGGGCTGTCATTAGACAATATGCCTTGATTAAGCCCTTGCATCATGTAACCACCATAACCGCGAAACACACGGCTAGGGCTTTTGATTACCATGCCTTTAGTGCCAGTAAAGGCTGATTTGATACGATTGGCTACGCTAAGGATTGAATCAACGACAGCAGTCGCTTTACCTACAATGCCATTCTTTAAGCCATCCATAATCTGACCGCCCATCGCTGACATCTGAGCCGGTAACCCTGCCAAAAACGCCATCATGCGGCTTGGAATACCAGCTACATAGTTAATCGCAGCACCACCATGCACAACAATCATTGCCGCAAAGGTGCCAATAGCTGTGCCAATAGTCTGTAGCCCTAGCGCCAGTGCGCCTACTAACCCAGCAACGACTTGACCAATTAAGCTAACAATCGTCCCTAAAACAAAACCGAACTGACTGCCATAAGATGTTGCTGTGGCTAATTGCGAATCGGTCGCTTGGAATGGCGCAATCAGTGACATCAGTGCTGAGCCAAGCCAAGTGATACCTGCAATAATTAAATCTAATACGGGGCGTAGTGGTGCAAAAGTGGTCGATAGCATAGAACCTAAGTTGCCTAAGGTTGCTTGAAGCGGTGCTATACCCTGCATGAACCCTGTCCACATTCCTGCAAAAAATGCTTTGACCGGTTGCCAGTACTTAATCAGTAATAGTCCAGCAACGGCAATGGCCATAATTGCCCAACCAATCGGCGTGGTGACCAGTGCCACTGATAACTGACCTAGCGCTGTAATCAAAAACGGCACGGCGTTACGTGCTAAGAACCAAAAGGTCCTGCCAAATAGTTTGCTGAACCACAGCAGTGCTTGTCCCATTAGCTTGAACTTACCCCAAAATGATATACCAAGCTTGGCTAAGATAGCGTTGAATATCATGATGCTTGCGCCAAACTTGATAAAGCTCGCCGCCATGCTGAAAAATGTACCAAACATCAAGGCAGCACCGTATTTGACAGCCCAGATTGCAGCGTTAATCTTGATGAACTTAAGTGCTAAGGCACCAATAGTCTTAACCAATTCGGGATTGGCTTGAGCCCAAGCTGTTATTTTATTGATTATCTCCGTTACATTCGTCACCACTGCTCTTAACGCACTATTGAGTGCACCGCCTTCACCACCCAACGTGATAGACATAGATTCCCATGCGCCTTTCATTTGATCTATATCGCCAGCTAAGTTATCCATTCTGGTTGCTGCTACTTTGCCTGCTAAATCCTTAGCATTCTCTAACTCTTTCGTAAATTCAGTAATGTTATTTACGACTTTTCCAGTATTCTTATCGAGTACCTGTGAATTAGCCACTAAAACTGCAAATTTGGATAAGTGCTCTTCACCAGCCAAACTTTTAAATATGTCGAACTTTACATCATCGTTTAGATTCTTGGTCTTTTGATTGATCTCAGCGAGCACTTCATCGATTTGTCGCATCGTCCCGTCTTTATTGACAGTTTCAATCTTTAGGCCACCTAAAGCTTCTCTAACAGGTTTAGGGGTGGACGCAAGCCTTGTCAAAATTGTACGAATGCCTGTACCTGCTTCGCTACCTTTAATATTGTTATCGCCTAATATACCCATCATTGCGCTGGTTTTTTCAATACTTGTGCCGTAAAGTCTGGCAATGGGAGCGGCATATTTCATAGCCTCGCCCAAATCTTCAATGCCCACTGCAGATTTGTTGGCAGTAGCTACCAACACATCATTCATCCGACCAATTTCCTTTGCTTCCATACCAAAGCCGTTAAGTGTACCTACTGCTATCTGCGCTGCCAACGCAAGATCGACTTGTCCTGCTGCAGCTAAATCCAAAGATCCAGCTAAGGAGTCCATGACTTGTTTGGCTGAAAAACCCCCAGCCGCTAGTTCAAACTGTGCTTGGGCGGCTTGGCTTGCAGAAAATGCTGAGCGAGCGCCTTCACTGATCGCTTGCGATCTAAGCTTGGTCATCTCAGCTGAGGTTTTTTCTAACTCAAGCACCGCTTGGTTTGCACTCATCTGCTTGTCAAATTCGATAGATGGCTTAAGTACTTGATAACCTACTAATGCTGCACCGCCGAGCGCAACAGCGCTATTCAAAACCTCCTGCCGCATCTGCTTTCTTGTTGCTGCAAAAGATTTGGCTAAGCCATCAGCCTTGCGCTGTACAGCGACTACACTCTTAAATACTAGAGCAAAGTCTGTAGCTAGCCCTTTGGCGTGTTGCCTAGCAGTCGATAATAGGCTATTAGTACGGCCAAGCGGCTGATTGACTCGACTAAGCCCTGAGTTATTGACTTGCGCCAAACTACTATTAAACGCATCGACTGTACGTGTCGCACGTTCGAACGACCTTGATAGTTTGTCAGACTTATCAATAATACCGCGCAGTGGCGCGGAAATATCATCGATCAACTTGAGTGTTGCTGATAGATCTAAGTTGTTCACCATATGACACGCCTATCAAAAGTTATTTATCAGTTTCACTACGCTTACGGGCCTTCTCGTGCCAATCCATTAGCTCATCTATATCCATGTCCTCACAGTCTGCCGGTCGCCAATGGAACACGACCGCCAGATCTGCAATCACGTCATCTACGCAGTGAGGGATTCTGCTTTCTCGGCGGCTTTGGTTGTTTCGGCTTCCTGACGCGCTTTCGCTCGCTGGTCCTTGCTGGCGAAAAAACCAACCACCGCTGTAGAAATTCTTAAAAAGTCAGCAGGGTCTAGGGCAGCAACTTCGTGCTCTGTGAGTGGTGGTGTACTCACGCGAGGTACGAGTTTGATCACGGTATCGACATCGAGCTTGAGTAGGTCAGACAGAGATAGACCGCGTAATGCGCCAGTCTTGGGTTTATTGATATTGACTTCTGCGATAGTCAAATTGCCACGAACGATAGGACTATCAAACTCAACGGTTTCGATATCTGGATTGGCGGGCAATGCTGGTGGAGTAGCTACTGATTCTAAATCTTCTCCACGAGCCACCTTCATTTCCATTTGTTCAAGTTCTTCATACGACAAACTAGGGTTTTTCTTAAAAGCTTCAGCAACTGCAGGTGATAGCGATGCGCTTGAGAACTCGGTTGCGGTGTCATTCTTCTTAGTCATAAGGTTGTCCTGGTCTATTTAATTGTTTGAGTAAAAGTAGTATTAAAAGATTGACCATGTTTGGATGACAGTGACCTTAGTGTCATTACCTGAAGATCGTCGCCTTGGTGAGCCGTCACCTCACCAACTAGCTAATCGCCATTTATCCAAACGCTGACGGCTGGTCAAAAGAGTTATAGACCTAACTTGGCGTTAATTTCGCCTGTCATGTCTTTGCCTGCGACGATGAATACACCGTTCACAAAGTCAACTTCGAGCAAAGTAATGCCATCATCAACAATCTTGAGGTAAGTCACGCTATAGGTCAGCTCATGCTCGTTGATACTGCCCAACTCAAGCTCACCTAAGGGTAAGTTAGTCACTGAGCCACGCATGTACACATCTCGCACAACGTGGGTGCACGTGTCTTGACGCTCATATGCACCGATATAACGAATAGGCAAGGCGTCAACGCCGCAATAAGCCAGCTGCATAATGTGACGGGCATCAACACCTGTGTAGGTGATGGTCGACTCCATCGCCTCGAAGCCCATATCCAATTTGATATCGCCAATCATACCGGCAGCCCGGTAGTCTTCCGTCTTTTTGACAATTTCAGGTAGGTTGATGGTTTTGGCTGTGCCGGCGTAGCTGTCACCATCGACACGGACGTTAAAATTTTTGAGTACTGCAGGCATCTGTTTTGCCATTACGTGTGTCCTTTTTATCTAATAGTGAGTAGGCTAGGCGGCTTGTGCGATGAGCTTGCCAAAGTCGATTAAGTAGCGGTCAGTAATACGTTGATTGAGACCTAAGTTCTCAAGCGTCGGGACAGGGGTGTAGTCGTAATCTACCCAGAGTTTGCCTTGGCTCAAATCCTGCGGATTGTTTAACTCCTCGCTGTACCAAACCGCCGCGCCAATGAGCCACCCTCTAGATACTGTCGCTCGCAGCTTGGCATTGATACTGTCAATAATATCGCCCGCTAGCGCTACGGTCATAGGCTGGTCGATGAAGGGAAAGCAGCCATTGATAATCGTATCGAGCAACCACTGTGCGGTTAGAGTGCCTGTCTCAAAAGCAAAGCGCGGATCTGCTGAGCAGGTGCGATTGCCCCAGAATCGGAATCCTTCATGCTGGATAACCGATGTCACTTCATTGGCATTTAAGTAGCCCACTTCGGTATTTGGGTCTTCTAAATCCCAAGTGCGTGGCTGTACGATACCGTTGACACCCGGCACAGGAATATTAGAGATGGATTTGGTAAAGCTCGCAGGAGTCGTTTCATCGATCATGACGCGCATTGCAAGTGCGGTGGCGATGATTGGGGTTTTGACTTGTTTTAGCATTTTGGATTCCTTTTAAATGAGCAAGTAGTTATTTCTCAGTTAGGCTAGTCATTAGAAAAAATGTTAAAAGAAATAGTACCGTTCGAATTTATTAAACCATCGCCTTGTAAAAACATATTTGAGAACTCTTTTTGCGCTTCCGACGGTATCAAACGCACTTTTTTGTTTTCAGCTACCACTGCTCCTATACCTATGACGCCAGGCTCAGGCTCGAAAAAAGACACTTGACCGTCGAACAGGATGGATCCCAACAACAAGTCTTGTGACTTGTCAGCATTGTAAATAACGCCATTGATTTCTACAGCAAAATAAGCCGTTGCGTTGTTTGCACCATTCTTTTCATTATTAATTTTTACAAGCGGATTGTAAGGTAATTCCGTAAAGTTAGGCGGTATGTCATCAAAACCTGAACTGCCACCCCCTTCAGGCTTTCCCGGCAACCCCCACTCACCATCAATGATGCAAAGCTCACGGTCGCCATAAGTATCACGTAATGCAGTAATCAACGCTTTATCTGTGATAAGTGTGCCGTCTACATTACGTGGTGAGGCATAAACCATGGCACGGCGGCGCTTAGCGATAGATACGAGTTTGAGCACGACATCAGGCGTGTCAATTTCTGGCGCACCTAAACGTTTTGGCATCAGACCAAAGCGAGATTGGCAGGTCAATAGCACGTCTAAAGTATCGACATCGAGTGGTTCGGTTACACGTAAAATGACGACTGTCGGATTGTAGATATCGCGTATCGACTGTAGGCAATCGCGGAGTGTGCCAGTTGTGCCTGCTTTGTCGATATTGTCTTGCGTGATACCGGTCAAGAGTACTGGTGTATCAAGCGGATACATGTCGTCGTCAGCATTAGTGCTAGTGACAACCAAACCAATTACGCTGACGTTGGCATTGCGCATCGGCAAGATGCCTTGGGTTTTCTCTTGAGCTGAGATGCCGTGATGAAATGCTGCCATGAGGTTTTCCTTTGCTTTTAAGTTAATTAAAATTAGCGACCTTTGGTTACGCCGCCTGATAGATTATTGATAGTGACGTTGCCTTCTTTGACATAACCTGCGAGTCCGCCTTGCGCGGCTGGTGTGCGGAATAGGTTTAATTCGGTCGTGTCTACTTTAGCGATTCGTAATTCGTTATAACCAGTACTGTCGGGCGTTGATATTGCCATGTATTCAGGAATGGTTGAACCTGCCTGACCAGCTTCGCCAACATTACCGCCGTCACCGCCTTTCACATCGTTATAAAAATCTAGCTCGGTAGTGTACGTGTCGTTATAAAAATTTGAGCCGTTATCTGTCGCGCCTGAACCGTACCACTCGTTAAGCTGCGCTCTACTAGCGGGTTTTTGTATGATAGCTCTTGTAAAGCGCCATTTTTTACTATCTGCTAGCTGGTAATTATCGCCATACATTTGAGCGTCAAAAGGCGAATCCCACACGTTAGCACCGCCGCGACCACCAGTAAGCAACGCGCCGTCTTTGGCCTCGTAACTCATCATAAACTCACCTTGGCGCTGCATTTCAGCGATATTCACGTTCTCTAATCTGTTGCCATACCCTGCAATGCCGTTAAACAACGAATAATCATCACCATTCATATTAGGTAGCGGCAAATTGATAACGTCGAGGAAGTTGTTACGATAAGCTGTCTCGTTTGACACATTCGACCACGGAACAGTAACCACATGGTCAATGTGATCGTAACTCGTTGTATGGCCGCCGCTTGGGGTTTTTACCGTACTATCCCGCCAGTCAAATCTAACGGCATACACGCCATTTTCTTTTACAATAGGATCAGGATTTGGGTATTGTGGCGCACCTCGCCACAAGTTAGCGTCTACTTTTGCCGTCAAAACAACATCATTAACCCCTAATGCTGGGTAGTAGTCGCTAATGTCAAGTTTATGGCGTTTGTTAAACGCTTTAACCCCTGTGTAGTTATAAGTCGCTTCACCAAACGGTGCACCGCCGCCCACGCCAGCCTCAACCACACTGTAAAACATAAACCTATAGTCGTAGTCAGTGCCACTATAAGCTGGTAATACATAGCTTTTATCTACCAAAAAGGCGCTACTACCACCGCCGCCACCGCCGCCGCCAGCAATAAAGCCGTAATTCTCTATAGTCATGCTTCCTTTGGTTGCCGTTCCACCATCACCACCCGCAATAGCGGGTATTAGTGGGTGAACTCTTGAAGCGTAGGTGTCAATAGCTAGTGGCGTATAGTTGTCCTCAACCGTTCTTGCGCTACGCCCAGCATCACCACCGCGTCCAAAAATACGACCGTGATTTTCTACAGTGGCTTGCGATCCTATTGGCCAGTTAATGCCCGCTTCTATGGCCGCCGTATCGGTGTCGGGTGCGATAATGTCCACGCCTGCGTCCACGATAAATCGCACAGTTTCAGTAGATGATGGGTAGCTACCTGATTGAGCTTTGTAATACTCAGCGAGATCGATACCGTCAGTTGTTGACTGACTGATATGCATGACAGTTTCGTGGTGGCCAGCGTCATTAATCGGTACGTTAATTGACAAGTTAGCCGGCGCACCCACAGTCAATCGCACGTGATTTTGTGATTCTTCGATATTGTCATCAGATGTGGTTGTAAAGTTAATAATAGCTTGACCGTTATTCAAAATAACCGTTCCGCTTTCTGTTTTTTCAGGTACAACAACATCATTGGTATCACCGTTTAACGCACCTTCTTTTACTATCCAATCGAGGATTTGCCCATCAGGTAAATTACTGGCTGTAACCGTAAACCGTACTGCAGCCCCTTCATTAATTGAGATTTTGTCTGCCGCCACTTTCCAGACGGTTTCAACCACGGTCGATGGATCATAGCGCTCAAACAGGTAGCTGGTATAAATAGGGTAAGTGTGTGGGCGGTCAGTTGTGGCAAGCTCTGTATTGCCGCGCTGCCCCAGTGTGAGCATAGGCTGACCGATGTAAGCATCGCCATCTTTAACAGCCACTAAACCAATACCTTCTAACCTCCGCCAGTGTGTTTCAAAACCAAACATCGCGTCAAATAGAGGCTTGGGATTAGATTTACTGTGTGACCAGTAGGGATAGCCAAACGGATAAGCCAAATCTAAGAATTGAGCAAAGCGGGGATTGCTAACAAAATTATTAGACACCCATGCTTGCGTCGCTGTCACGACGTTGGCATCAATCACTAAATTGACATCAGGATTGTCAATACTGATAACAGCCTTAATACGATAATCAACAGTGGCAGTAGAGCTGGCAACAGGCTTTTGCAACTCTGGCACTTGACCGACCCAAATTAAGCTACCTTCGCTATCAATTAAGCCAATCTCACGTATCGCCCAGCCACCTTGATCTTGCGGAACGATACAAGTAATCTCGTATTGTCCAACAACCGCCGTGGCCGCAACGCCATTAACAGCAGCTTGATAGCGTTTACTAACCAGTACTTGCTGATCAAGACGTTGGCTAAAATCAACATTGACGCCTTGCCCAACAGCAAATTCAGCAATGCGTACCGGCTGACCGCCAGCAGATGCAGCTGCTGCAAGCTTTTGTTGTCCAAGCGTGGTTAGTAAGAGCTGGTAAGTCATGATGAGCCTTTAATTAATAGTTAGTTTGCCAATATTAAAGTTGTTCGATTAGGTCGTACCAGAACCAGTACCTTCGCCGTTATCAATAGGAGGTAAACCTAATCCACCACCGTTTTCGGGTGCGACGGGCATCAAAAGACGGTCAATAGCTGCACCGTCAAACACAATGACGTCACCTAGTTTTTTGATCGTAAACAGTTCTGAAGTATTTTCTGCAACTGCTAAGGTGCGCTTAGGTGCAGTAGTGTGATTGGCTAGATGCTCTGGAGTGAGCAACGTGTAAATGTTGATGTTGGTTGCAGTACTGGTGACAACCTCAACATGCACGGAGTCAAAACGAGTGCGTAATAATGCTGGATTAAAAATGATGTCAACATCAGTACGGGCAATGCCGTCATTCATAATCAGTGCTAAGTGACTTGCGGTAGCAATACCGTCGCCCTCAATTACGTCAAAATCAACAAGGTATGAACCACGGTCAGACAATGGATTGGTAACGGTTTTGGTTAAGCCTTGCGGCTGTTGATCATTTGGCATAATAAATCCTCAGTTAGTGATGGTTATTTCGACACCGACGGCTGGGACAGCGTAGGCGGCGATTGTTGCATTTACAGATGTACCAAAATAAATATCGTAATGAGCAGATAGGCGTTTAACGGCATCAACGACCGCACGGATTTGTCGTACTGAGTCAGTGATAACCCCATTCATGGGATTTACTTCGATGCTAAACGTGCCCGGTGTACCTCTTGGGGTTTTTTCAAACCACTCAATCACGCTGGTGTCGTAGTTCATGACAGCCAAAGCACGCTTGACAGCGCCTAAAGTGCCCTTGCGCTGGTGTACCCAAACTGAGTTTTTGACAACATTGCGCTGCGTCTCAATACTCCACGCGTCATTCCATTCATCAACGGACCAGGCGTAAGCCAAAAAAGGTAAATATTCGATAGGACAGTTTTCTGCATCCCAAATTAGGTCAAACGGTACATCTATCGATTCAAGTCTCGTTGTCAATGTTGCAAGTCCGCGCTCAAGCGGTTTGCTATTAGCTGGCAGTAAAGACAAATCAGTCATTGCTGCTTACCGCCGTAATATCATGACTGGTGCAATGTGCCACCTGTGACACGTCGACCAATACATCAGTAGCCGGGCTAATCAGCTCAATGCGACTGACGCCATTTACATCGAGCGCACCAATAATGCGACTGGTAGCGATGCGACGACCAGGCTTAAATTCGGAGCGCAAATAAGCACGCAAATTATCTAATCCTTGCTGTAGTAACAGACTTGGACTGATACCCGCCTTGATATAAATCACAGCATTAATTTGATATGACTTTGCAGTAGCACTATGTACGCGCACTAGGTCGGTTAGAGGACGCACATCATCAGCGGTCAGCGCAGCAAAAACATCGTTAATAGCACTTTGATCAACACCAACGGTCTTGGTCGCTTGCTCGAGCACGTCACCATCAATCTGGCCAGATAAATATACGTCTACCTCCGTGGGCGCGGGGCTGTGGACGGTAGCGTTAAATACTTGCGGACTGGCAGATAATGCGTGGAATAAATAAGCCCCAGCGCTACCGGCCTTGGTTTCGGCTTCGACTGACAATGCCAAGCGATCACGATAATCGGTATCGTCTTCTAGAATCTCAGGCGTAACAGGATTGGTTGTTAAATCTTCTACTTGTAAAACTTTGCGCTGTACGCGGTAATAGGTGACACCAATATGGTCAAGGTCAGCGCCATTGGCATACGCCAGCATAAGGCTACGAGCCGTACGATTAATCTCGCTCACTTTTAGGCTGTAGCGATAAGCCAATACTTCTAATATCTTGTTAACCGGCTCAGACTCTAATGCTAATGCCGCGTGTATCGGGTGATTGGCTGGGAATTTGGCAGCAAACTCGGCGCGGATTTCAATCAATTCGGCTTCAGGCGAAATGGGCTTGATTAAATTTGGTGGCGGCAAGCCCTGTAGGTTAATTGCGGTAAATACATTATTCATGTGGCCCCTCGCACTAAAGATAATGATGTAGTCAGCGTTGAGCTATCAGCACGGCGCATCTCAATCAATGTATTCCAGCCGCTATTGATACCATCATTAATCAAAGACAAGCTCACTTTGCTCACCTTAATACGTGGCTCCCAACGAATAAGGGCGGTCGCTGTGGCTGCCATCAGCTTCAGACGTGTGGCATCATTAGCTGGGGCGTCAATTAAAAAGGGCAGTAGGCTGCCATACTCACGGCGCATCAATCGTGTACCAAGCGGCGTGGTCAAAATGTCGTGTATTGACTGACGCAAATGCTCATCTTGATTTAATAGGTCGCCATTGGTGCGAGACATACCCGTTGCGTAGTTATTCATACGGGGTCACCAGACACATCAGAACCACTTCTAACGTTTTTATGACCGTGATTACCTAGTTTGATGTCTTTTGCATAAACTTCGTCATCTGACTTAATCGCTTCACTTGCGTGGATGCCTTTGTCGACTTGCAGACTGCCGGTCATACGCGTGCTTGGTGTATCCAATACAATGCTGGTTTTTGACTTGATAAGGGTCTCGCTGATATGGATTGTGAGTTGGCTTTTAACCACATCAATACTGCAAAAGTCAGTGTCGTTATAGCGGATGCGTATCTCATTTTGGTCGGTGCTCGGACTAGGGTTGTGTTCGCTATATAAGCTGATAACAGGGATAGCATTAGCCAATTCACCGCTTGGCGAGACCAGTAAGTATTGCTCACCGATACTAGGGCAGCGCCATACGCTAATAGATCCAGCAGCGATAGAAGGGATGTTTACCCAGTCAGTTACATTTTCGCCAACAGCTAGGCGCATCAAAGCACTGTCAGCATTGATATGCGTGACAGTGCCAATGGTGGCGATATTGTGTAAGCGGCGTTGGTTTTCTGCGTTCATAGGCATAGTCTGCATTGCAGCAAAGCCAAGTGCATCTAATGCTTAACCGCAAATAGGACTTACGGTTAAGTTATTGGAAACGATAAATCATATGATCTTCGTACGATGAGTTTTTATTCATCTGTGCTTTTAGACTAATCGTTTCGTAATTGCCAACTCGTTGCCAAGCGCAAGAATCATGCTCTCGCAGAAAATCAAGATAAGCTGGCAATTCACTTCGCGTACTGCTGAAGAAAATATAAGGTGGTCTTACACATTGCATCAGCTTTAAAAATTGCACCATTCCAAAATACTCTTTCTGTGCATAAGCGCCTTGCTGGGTATTGACGTAGGGCGGATCAAAAACAAGTAGCGTTTTAGGTTGATTAGCGTATTGAGGTATAAGCGTGTCGTATGACTCGCAAACAATATCTAAACCGGTCAAATAGTCATCTACAGCTGTGAAGTCAGTACGGCGTAAAGAGTTATATAGATGACTTGCATACAGCTCATCTAAACTGGTGGCATGTTTGCCGGCAAATAATAACCACGTTGACAATACTCGCAGGTCAATGTGGCCTTTGAATTTTTCGATCACGTCTATAACTTGAGACTTAATATTTCTATCTAAAAGCGTTTGGCGCGGGTAGTCAGCTAGTACGTCCATCAGTTGCCGGCGCAATCTGTTACTGTCATCAACGTGCTTTAGGCGCTCACAATAATTGTCAAAATCATTAAAGATAACCGTCGCGGCAGGTTTTAAATGTTTGGCGTTATTACTGAGTAACCCGCTACCGCCAAACACATCAATGATAGTCCAGCCTTCACCATTATCAGGAATGTGTTCATCAATCACTTGACGGAAGTGTTTTAAGAAAAATCGTTTCTGGCCAACGAAGGGAAGTGGCGCTTTATGTTGAAGACTTGGTGTTACTACATTGGAATCGCTCATGAGAGTCTCTTTTAGTTTGAGACTCACGGTCTTCTAATGAGACGCTCTGGGCGTTCTGTGTAGTGTTTAATTTTTTACATCGTGGACATTTGACGGCGACCACTGCCTCACCTGAGATGCGAGCTAATAAACGCCCACACTCAATACAACGAAAATCATGCATGATTAGTTACTCATTTAATAAAAATTCTCTTATCTCATTAATAATTAGTTCTTTATCATCATCTGACCAACCAATAGTTTTACGGACTGGATAACGTGTGGGTTTTGATTTTGGGTTAGGCTTGATGGTTTTGCCGTACTGGTGAACTGCCATGACTTCAGCAGTGCGACCGGCAAAACCAATCTCTGCACGCTTACTGCTGTATGCAGTTTTCAGCATCTTAGGCAACCGCTGAAACATAGCGCCTCGACTGATACTACCGACCTGATCACGTTTGCGCGGGGTAAAGCGCTTTCCGTCTGGATCTTTCTGCGCTTTGATACGGCGTTTCCATACAGTACGCATTTTGGTAGATATCTGCCTATTAAGCCTGGTCTTTTGCTGCGGGCTTAACTGCTGATTGATGTGGTTAAGCCAAGTCGTTAATTCGTCAAAGTTATCAGTCATGGTCCGACCGCGTCAGCTACATCTTTCGTTACCCAGTCTTCAAGGCTGTCAGACCAAATCTTGGGTAGGCAAAGATGGTAATCACCAGCTTCATTAATAACCAGTTTATCTACTAGACCGATATCAACAGTAAGATCATACGTCTCGGCATCTATGATTTCGCTATCAAAATTCAAGTCCGGTATCGGATAGCCTTTTGACTCAAACCATTTGCGGATGAAAGTCATTAAGCTAAAAGGATCGTTGTCACGGCAATCAATAAACAGAAAGCGCGCGATATAATTAATATCGCCGCTATTGGATGACAGCTCACCATTCACCAAAAAAAGATGTACTTTGTCTGCGGTCAGTTGCGCTGCAAACTTGGCAAGTAAATCGTCTTTTAGCTGCTGCAGGTATTTCATCTGTATCTGGCCTCAGCAGTTTCCAAGCGACCATGATAGTTATGTTTCTTATAATCAGGACCATTGTAGCCTTTGGCAAAGCCGTGCCAATCTTCACGCTGCAGCTCATCAACCAAACCAAAATGTTCAATATAACGACACATCGCTTCTAGTTGCTTGGCTTCAGATTCGTACATGTTGTTGATAAAATCTTGTAATGAGTCATAACCAAGCTCTTTCCACCAATAACCCATCACTTGACCAACGCCCCAACTGCAAGCTTCTAATGCACTATCGCGATGATACTTGGCAGCTTCATTCAAACGTTTGGTTTGTTCACGGTATAGGCCATAACCACCGGGTTGGGTAGGTTTCGACCAGCATAAATCAGGACGCTCTTTCATCGCGCTGCGGCGAACGGTGTAATAGTAATGCTCACCTAAACGCTCATAAAACACATGACGTTCAAATAATATAGTTGGTGTACCATCGTCGTTAAATCCGTTATCACGACCTTCAACATCAACAATAGCTTTCAAAATAGACGGGCGGAGTCCTAAATCCTTAGCGGCGATAGTAATATCTTTGTCGTTTAATTTCTTAGACATTATCAATCCTCGTTTCTGAAAACATTATTTAACCGTGCAGTAAAGTTTTGAGCTTTGGTTGCTCTACTTTGCTTAAGGAGTAAATGCCATGACAAGTACATCGCGGCAACGAGTGCTAAGCACCCAAAGCGTATAAACATGTAACGCACAGGGAGTTTGTCACCGAGAATGCTAGTGTCATAAGCAAGATAGACAAAGCAAACCAGTGCATAGCATGCCAACACACGAAATGCCCACCAGCCCACACTATCGTGACAGCGGGTACGCATTAGCATCCATGACAGCATGAGTGCCGCCAAAACCACTGCAGATATATTGATAATGACCATCATTTGCTGATCCCTAATAATTTAGCAGCCCAATCTGGTAGTATCTCCACCATTTTTTCCGACTTAACAACAGCAACGACCAGGCGTAAGAAAAAATAGCCAATACCAGCCCACAGAAAGCTGACGAGTAAAACAACGTCATCGCTGCTATTGATATAACCCATCAGCTCTAAACTGCCACGAGTGAAAAACAAACCTGCGCCAAACCCTAATAGAATATGGCCAATACTAGTCGCAGAAGGTGGAAACTTTTTGTCTTCGCCGAATGCCAAAAAACTACCTACAGCGCCAATGACAGTCGCTACTAACATAGAGGGCGTAAGGAAGGGCAGAGAAGCAGAAATCGCCGTATCAGCCTTGGCATGCGAGATTGTCAAAAACATCCAAACTGCGATGGCAGCAAGCCATCCAAGCGCACAACCTATACGCATTAGCCAGACTTTTTTAGTCGGTTTTTTCATGAATTAATCCCATAATTTGATAGATGGCGCTGCAGCTGTAGCATTGTCATCAGGCAAGATGATGATGGCTTGAGAGGACAGCAAAGCAAATGGCGAATGGTCAGTATTACTCTCAATCAGTTTTGGCAGCATACTTATAGATCGATTGGCATAAACGCGGTAAGCGATAGCATCAAGCGTATCGTTTGGTAATGCGCGTATCGTGCGCTGATATTGAGCCGTATTCATAACAGCTTCACACGATTTCGGCGACGGCCAGTCATGTCTGCAATGCAATGGCTAACCACACGACGTAATCTGTTGGATTTGGTCAGCTGCACATCACCGCTAATAGCGCCTTGGCTCGTCGTATCATAATCAACATAATTATCAGCAATAAGCGCGGCGGCCTCATTCATGATTGCGCGTTTATAAGTGCGTGCGAATTTGTCTGGGAGCATCCGTTTATCAGCTAGATGGCGCTGTAGAGTTAGCAGACTAAAAAAGGTGACAGGTAAGTCGCCATTGACCGTGTCATAAGCATTATCGATATAGCCTGCGATACGATCAGCGCCAAGCGTTTTATCAATCCGCATCAGCTGCACCATATCCTCTGTACTAACAGATGGTAGGTGAGCATAGTGATTAGGGACGTTTTGCGCTTGGACTTGTTGATTGATCAACATGACATTACCTGCAGATAAAAGAAAAGCGGTAGTCACTTTGACGTTGTTATGATGCGATCAGCAAATAGCATTGTCTTAGTGAGCCGCTTCCCGGGTGGGGTCGTTACTCTCCAGCTTTCTCAAGCTGTGTGAGGTCTTTTTTGCAGCCGACTTTGTCATCAAGCTTAATAGCTATTTCATAAGCGTGGATGGCATCTTCAGGCTTTGCATCTTTTAGGCTGTCACCAAGGACGCGATAAAGTTTAGCGCGGACTTGGTCTGGCATATCTTGTGATGTCGTACTGTCTATAGCGCGTTGAATTAAATCGGCATAAACAGCGGTGTCAGTATCTTTTTTGAGAATAAGCAGCTCATCTGCTAACTGTTCAACAAAAACAGTAGCGACATCACGGGTAAATGGCTCTGGCATCACAAAATCATTGAGTAACGCATACTCAGCAATATCGGTTGCCGTTTTAAAATCATGAGTGTCTAAACACCAAACCATCAGCTTAACGAGCATGTCATCTTGACCGCCAATGCCTTCAGCAATGGTGCCTTCAATCCAAGGCACATAAAATGGTAAGAACTCTTTCTTAAGTTCTGTTTTATGACTGATGGATTGAATGTTTGACAGATGCTGGTCATCGTTCCAGAACTTTAATTCGATATTGCTACCAGCATCGGGATTGGTGTCGCCATCAGACGGCGCATCACTGATAGGTGTCGATTGGCTGACCATCGTTGTACCCATGCGACGACCTAAGACCTGCGCTGATAAGCGTGGGTCATTATTAGCAGCTTTGGCTTTTTTAGCGGCGTTAGTACGAATAAAGTGTTCGCGTAAAGAGTTACTTTTCATCATTAACCCTCCAGCACAATGTTTTCAATCAATACTGTTTTGCTATAGTCTTCGACCACATAGCACTCATTAACTGATTGATAATCAGTAGTACGATCCCACTGTGGCTCATCAATAATGTGACGGCGCTGCGACCCACGTAACTTGTAAATAGACAGGTTGTCATGAGTAGTGATAAGGAGACCATTAGGCACAAAAAAGGCTGGAGTATCTACTGGTAGGGAGCCAAGCTGCTTTTTCTGATATAACGCGTTAGCAGCGATTTGCTCCGTCGGAGAATGGTTTTGATTAAGCAGTCCGACATATTTATCAGAAACCAAGTTACTACTAGTGATAGCAGTTAAACCACTTGCTTGGCGATGCTGCTCTGCAATTAATTCATTTTTGGCCATTTCAACCAAAGCGTCCATATTTTTGAACTCTTGGCCAGCACCGATGGTGATACCGTCGATATGACGCTCAGGATTGTAAGCGCGGATCTTTTCAAGCCAACCAATATTCACGTCTTGCAATAATGGATACAGGTCTTTGTTTGATGTTTTGGCGCGATGAGTACCGTTAAAGCCAATACGCTGCATATCTTCGGCAACAATAGCAACAGCAATAGCGGCAAGCTTTTGCTGGAAATCAGGCAGATAACCCCAGTTGTCGATGACTTCGTATAGATAAGCAATATCAGAGTTGGTCTTAGTACATAGATAATCGTCAACCGCTTCAAGATTAAAGATATCTGTAGGACGGCGTGGTTGAGAGCGTGTGTCAGTAGTGCTTGCTGCTGTTTTATTGCCACCAAGACCTAGTTTTTGGCCATGCGCGTTCTTAACACCTTGAATATTGATCTTGCCGAGAAAATCGGTAACTTGACGATAAACTTCTATGAGTTTCTGCTCAACGGAAGGAGCAACATTGAAAGCTGCATTGAAGTTTTGTGCGCCATTGACGCGTGCAACTTGTTGTTTGTACTGCTCAAGTTGTAAAGCTGTTTGCGGATCTAAAGTAAACATAAAAGTCCTTGGAGGTAAAGAAATCTAAATATCTAAGAACACATCATTCGATGCCGGCTATATTAATACTCTGTTAGTTGAGCACCGCCGCCAGTAGCAGGAGGTGTATTCGTTAGATTGTTAGCTGGTTGACTAGAGAGCTGGATCTTTAATTCTTCAAATGCAGTCTTTAACTCAGACAACTCTGTTTGCAGACCTTCATTTTCTTTAGCAACATCATTCGTTTTTTCATTGAGCGTTTTAAAAGACTGCAAGACCAATTCTTGCTCTTGAGTGCTCATGCCAGATTTCTTGGATGCAAACATAGTTGATAGCTTTTGTAAGAAGCCGTCAGCTTCAGGCTTTGTATTTAGCTCTTGGGTCTGGGTGTCGGTAACTGGCTGTTCGGTAGTATTGTTAACTGCTGGAGTCGCGGGATCAGTACTAGCTACTGTGGCTGGGGCATCTTTTGTCATAAGGATAAGCTCTTGGTCGTTGGGATCAGTGCGAAGGGCATTAGCATTTGTACTGAATTTTAGAGGTTCAGTACCACGCGAAGCTGGAGAGTCTGTAACCGCTAGTCCAACTAAATAGCCGCGACCAGTGTCAGCAAACTTTGGATAGAATTCGATAGAAGTAAAAATCTTTTTACCCTCTTTGTTAGCTTCTACCAATGCGGGTAGTACTGACAAAGTGGCATATAAGCACATTAACTGAACATCAACGCCATTCTGCTTGAATGTTTCCATGCCATGATCGACTTTGATGATGTCACCCAGTGCGCCAGAATCATAATTATTATTAAGACTAGACCACCGACCACTCATGTGCTCGCAGTTGATACGTGCGGTATATTCGACAGGATCGTAAGTCTCTGACATATCAATAATATGTTCTTGAGATAGAGAGCGACCGTCAACAGTTTGCCCTTCGCGGGCGACGCGAAAGCGTTTGACGACTCGTTTACCGGGCAGTACAGGAACAGTCATAGTCAATCTCAGTTGCTAAAGTTTAGTAAATAAGGTTTGGTATCTTTCAATATGCTTTAGTTTGTCGGTTAAGAGGCATAACGGGCAACTGGTTGTTAACCGCAAAGCGGCTTTACGGTTACAAACAGCGTGGTTACAAGGGTTACGCGCTATAAGCTATTGCCTTATGACTACTGACCAATCCCATATCATCAACGACAGCACTGCGGACAACCGCGAACGAGCGCGCTTGCTCTACGCGCAAGGCTTGAGCGTCACTGAAATATCCAAAGAATTGAGTGAAAAGCGACCAACTGTAGCTAGTTGGAAGAGTCGCGACGCGTGGGTGCGTGCAAGTATTTTTGAGAATGTAAAATCAGCAATGCAATCTCGACTGTTATCACTAATTAACATGGATAAAAAAGGAAATGCCGAATACAAAGAGATAGATTTCTTTAACCAGCAATTAGAGCGGACAGCAAAAATAGAGCGTTATAACGAGGGTGGTAATGGCGCGACGCTCAATCCAAAACTCTCTAAGAGATATAAAGAAGATCGTAAGCCTGCAGTCAGAAACTTGTTTACAGAAGAAGACATTGACGCTTTAGAAGAAGCGTTTAACTTAATGCTTGAACCATATACGTTTCAGCAGCGATGGGTCGAAATATTAAACGGCAACAAAAAGCATCGCGCTGCGCGTATATTTATGATGCTCAAATCTCGGCAGATCGGTGCTACTTATGTCATTGCACTATGGGCTCTTATCAATGCGCTGCGCACCAAGAAGAATAAAATATTTTTATCAGCAAGTAAGGCCCAGGCGTATCAATTTATTGAGTACATCAAAGCGTTTGTGTTTGAAGTACTGGGCAGGAATATTGGCGGGGAGCCAATCGTACTGTCATTAGAGGACAATACTCAGGTCAGTCTTTATTACATGGGCACCAACGCATTGACGGCACAGGGTCGTCATGGCGATGTAATTATGGATGAGTTTTTCTGGATTCGTAAATTCAAAGAGTTCCGTGCCGTCGCATCGGGCATGGCATCACAAAGTCATTTTCAGCAGGTCTATTTATCTACGCCAAGCAGTGTCTTGCATGAAGCCTATGCGTTTTGGACCGGTAAAGATGGTGTTAATAAAAAAGATATCGATACGTCTCACAGCGCTTTAAAGTCTGGTCGCTACTGTGATGATGGTAAATGGCGTTTAATCGTCACTATCAAAGATGCTATTCGTGGTGGTTTTGACAAACTTGATATAGCACAGCTGCTACTGGAGTACACACCCGAACGCTTTGCCAATCTGTTTATGTGTGTATTTCTTGATGACAGTAATAGTTATTTCCCTCTATCAGTACTGCAGCCAAATATGGTGGATAGCTGGCAGATTTGGGATGACTTTACACCGTTGGGCAGCAAGAAGTTTGCCAAACCAGTTTGGGTAGGTTATGACCCAAGCTTTACCGGTGATAGGCCGGCATTGGCAGTCATCGCGCCGCCTGAAAAAGAGGGTCAGCCGTATCGCATCTTAGAGCGTATGCACCTTGATCACATGCCACCACACGTCCAAGCACAGCATATCAAAAAGATTTGCGAGCGTTACGATGTTGAGTTTTTAGGTATCGATACAACAGGGGCTGGTATCTCAGTCGCTGAACACGTTAAAAAATTCTATCCAAACTACACTGCTATTATCTATAGCGTTGAGAGTAAGACGCGCATGGCGCTCAGAGTTAAAGAGCTTTTTACCCGGCGCAAACTACACTTTGATGCGGGTAGTATTGATATTGCAAAAGCATTCATTGCTATTAAACAAGCGCTGACTGGCAGCCAACGCCAAATGACATTTGTTAGTAGCAGAAGTAAAGAGATTGGTCACAGTGATATTGCATGGGCAATTATGAATGCGCTTGAAAAAGCACCACTTGCAAGTACAGATCAAATCAATGATGGCGTCCACAAATCACGAATAGGGGTACATAGATGACAGACACAGATGAAAAGGCTAGAACTGGTCAGAAAATAATTATGCACAGCTTTGGTGACCCGGAGCCAGTACTAGATGGGCGCAGTATGTTCGAATACGAATATTGCCCAATGTATCAAAATCACTATGAGTATCCTTATGACATTGATGCGGTGGCCAAGCTGTATCATGCGACCAGTCATCATACTAGCGCATTGATTACTAAGCGCAATGTACTCACTAGCTTATACAAGCCGCATCCGAAGTTAAGCCGCCAAGCTTTTATCGGTCTAGTGATTAATTTATTAGTATTTGATAATGCTTATGTGCAAGTAATACGTAATAGATTGGGAGGCGTATTACAGCTTCGACCAAAGCTTGCACGTAACACACGCAAGTCAATCAAGGGAGAGGGTTATCACCACGTTGATTATAGACAAGGTGCGGCGATTGAATACAATGAGCAAGTCATTCACATATTTAACCCTGATATCAATCAAGAAATTTATGGCGTACCAGACTACTTGAGCAGTGTAAATGCCATTACACTTAACGAAGCCGCGACATTATTCCGACGTCGGTATTATAAAAATGGTGCTCATGCGGGTTATATTTTGCATGTATCAGATCCATTATCGACACAAGAAGACGTTGATGATTTAGAAGATGCAGTGCGAGAATCAAAAGGTGCAGGTAACTTTAAGAACTTATTTATGTATACGCCTAACGGGAAACCTGATGGCGTTAAAGTTATACCGCTGGCAGAGGTTGCCGCCAAAGACGAGTTTGCTAATATTAAGATTGCCTCGCGTGACGATACATTAGCAGGTCACCGAGTACCGCCTCAACTTATGGGAGTGGTACCAAACAATGCTGGTGGTTTTGGTGACGCGAAAAAAGCCGCTGAAGTATTTTACTGGCACGAGATACTGACACTACAAAACATGCTACTGGACATCAACGACCAAGTCGGTGAGACCATCATCTCATTCAACGAGTATCAGCTGACAAAACTTGATCAATAA